ACAACAGAGTTTATAGTATTAGCAACAATACTATCACCAAGTATAGTCAAATTACCTCGAATGACTAAATCATCATTCATTTGTACAGAACCAGTAAAATTTCTATTACCGGAAATAATTCCTGCAATATTAGCTTCTGCTGCTACCACGTTAGATTTAACAGAATTTACATTTTGTTGAAGGATATTAGTACGTGCTCCCGCAGCAATAAATGTCAAATAGTCATTTGCTTTAGATGCGTTTAATACAATGGTATCTTTGGATATTATATTAGCTTGTGCTGCTACCACATTAGCGTGAACAACATTAATATTACTTTGTAATAAATTTACATTTGTAGATAAACTAGCAGCATTTGCACTTGTTGCTAAGTGTTTAGCCTCAATAGACTTAATACCGTATAATCTTGTTACTAATGACCCACTAGCCATTTTTTCTGCAGAAACTGCATTAGCCTCTAAAACTGTAGATGTTACACGCGTAAGCGTCATATTCGCTCCTTAACTACTCATCTTCTAATTGTTCAAAAAACTCTGCTAAAAAGTCTTTTTGTGGTAAAGTAGTATTATTAAATTTTTCTTCTATTTGAGAAGATATAGTTTTTTTAGTAGATACGTTAACTACTTCTTCATTATCATCTGATAATTCTTCAAAAAACTCAGCTAAAAAATCCTTTTGTTCTAAAGGTTCCGAATCGCCTTCTTCAAAAAATTCTTTTATGAAGTCTTCTACCTGTTCATCAATTGTTGGCGGCTTTAGTAGTTCATCATAGTGTTTATTTACACATACTTTTATAGCAAGTTTTGTTAGGTAATTAATAGTATCATTATCTAGTTCCTCACTTCTATCAAGCCACTGACATTCACTTACAATATTAGGACCGCGTTGCTCATAGTAAATACCTATGATAGTTCCTTTAACTAAGTTTTCTATGTAGGGTTCTTTTTCTACTAGCTTAGCAAAAGGAAAAGCTCTATTAACCATATCACTACTTTTATCTTCTTCTATGAGTCTATATTCAAAAAATACAGTTTTTTGAAACATCTCATCTATATGAACTTTTATATATTCCATTATTTCCCTCTTATGTTTTAATTATATAACGTGCGACAGCATGTGGAACCACTGCTGTATGAGTATGACCACCTGCAGTCACACCTGATACTACGGCCGCTGTACTACTGTCTTTAGCACTAGTAGCAACAGAAGTTGTAGCAATACTTAACGCTGCTGATCCAGAAGCTGTAGTAATAGTACCTCCGCTAGCAAACGCTCCTGCCCCTGCTCCCATAGAAAATGCAGAAGATTCACCTATTAGAACTTTACTTTCAAAATTTGGTACAAGAAAAGTTGAAGAACCATTTCCTGCTCCATATGCAGTACCTATAGCAGCAAATAAAGCTGCGTAAGTAGTTCTACTTATAGCTTGTCCATTGCACTCTAACCAACCTGTAGCAGCAGTACCGCCAGTTGCTACAATAACTCCTGCCGGTAATAAAGGTACTGGTGTAGTACCAGACCCTGTTATAGCAGAAGATAGTACAACATTTGCAGCAATAGGTGCGTAAGTACCATTTTGCTGCACAATATTTAAACCATTTTTAGTAGACGCAACGCCCGGTGTATGTGCTAAAGATACATTAGCGCTAGAACTACCAAAATTAAATAATATAGCAGTATTATCCGAAGAACCTAAACTTGATATTTTAAGAGCTGCGTGTCCTACTCCTATAGCTTCTGGGAACCATTTTTTACCCCCACCAGCTGTAGTCGCAGTTACTGTAAGGTTATTAGTACTAACACCGCTTGATTTTAAATTAACTCTATCAGAAGTAATGCCGCTAATAGCAATCATAGTATTTACAACAGAACCATTAGTAGGAGGTATACCTACATCTATAAAATCAGCAGCAGTTCTATTATTAGCAGTTACAAGGTATAATCTAGCATTAGAGGCAGTAGCACCTGCAGTAACAGTAGTAGCTAGTTCTCCTATTTCATAAGAAGGAGCATTAGCCATCATTACAGTAATTCCATTCTCATTGCGATGACCTATACCACTTCTAGTAAAGTTACCCCCAATTGGAGAAGATTTTTTATTACTAGAATCAGATACAAATAAAGCATTAACATTAGAGTTAGCAAAATGCATAATAGTACCATCTGGCACACTTATACCCTCACCAGATGCCGATATATTTACTGTAGCAGGAGGACTTGAGCTTCTAAAATTAGTTAATAAGGAACGTAAAGAGTTATTAAACTGAGTACGAGAAGCATTCAGTGAAGTACCTGCTGTAGGTTCTATATACGTATTTGAATCTTGTAATGCCATTTAAACTCCTGTTGCTGTCATCATTACAGACATCCCTGCAGAGGTGGAACCTGCTCCACCATCACTGCTTTTAAATACTTGATAACTAATTGCTTGATTTGAAGCAGCTGTAGTTACCACTATATGAGGTTTATTTGAGTCCTCACTTAACATTGCGTAACTTATAACAGGTCTACTTAAGAAACCTGCACCAGTAATATCTATAGTTTTAGTAGTAGCATTGTATGCAGTTGTATCCGTAAAAGTAACTGTATCTTTCTCTATAGTATACCTAAATTTATCAATTGTAAAGTCAAATTCTTCGGGCTGATCATTTTTTAAGATAAATTTTAATTGAAACTGTCTAAATGTTCTAGTACCAGCTTGATAAGTTTGATAACCATCGTTAACTGTACCACCTACAAATTGAGTAATAATTACGTTACCATTTGCATGGTATAACTGTGCATCTGCAGCAGTAGTAGTTCTAATTTGTGTTTGTGCTGATATAGCTCCTAATGTACCTGCAAAAGTATCACCAGAACCTGTATCATTATACTGTTTTAGGTTTACTAATTTATAATTAGAAGCCACACTTGTTATATTAGCTAAAGCATTTCCTCCAGTAGCATTTCCATTTGCATGGTATGAGGCACCCAGTCTAATTTCATCAACATCTATGACTCCGGCTATTAGTGCATATGAGTTTGAATTTGAATAATCACCTTCATCTACTACACCAGAAGAAGTATATGTACCAAAACCACTAGAATTAAGAGCTGCGGTTCTACCTGCATTAGTATATAGTTGTATAGTAGTTGTAGAAGGTGCATTTACATAAAGCTCTCTATCGTTTAGTTGCGTCATACCCTTTACATCATGAATAATAACTCTATCACCATTAGCTATACCATGAACACCATCAGTAGTTATAACTGCAGGACTAGCTTTTGTAATTCCAGTAATAGCTATAACATTACCAGTATATTGGCCATCATTCCAGATAGCAAAAACATTACCATCAGTACCGCCACTCATCATAGTTTGATTATTAGCATCAAATCTTGGACTAATTACTGCAGTGTTACTAAATCCTAACACATGACCAATTCCTCCAAATTGAACTTCTTTTAGTACTCCAGCAGTGCTAGATACTTCTGTAACTCCTGATATATAAGTCTCTTTAGTATCTGTCCAATTGGTTTGTACAGCTTGACCAGCATCAATATCTACAAATATAGCACCTGTAACAGTTGATCCAAAGTCTCTAATTTGTGTTATATATTCAGCAGTTCCGCTAGCTAATAAGTCAGTAGCAGCAGCAAGAACAGACCAACCACTAGAAGTACCGTTAGCATTATCAACAATAGAACTAGGATGTCCATCACCTTTATTTGCAAAGGCTAGACCACCGCTGTTAGAAGTAGAAAAAGAAGGAAAATTAGCTTCTCCTGCATTTGTATTTGTTATATTAGTAAAATTAACAGAAGGGCTATCTTCATTAAATGCAGCTACTACACTACTTCTAATAGGTCGAGAAGTAACAAGAGTAATTGCAACTACATCATCACTAAAATTACCACTAGTATCTCTAGTTCTTGCTAAATAGGTAAATTCTCCAAAAGTATCTATAGGTATAGATTTACGAGCAGTACCCGCAGATACAGTTACTAGATCCTCTGCTATAACAAAGTTATTTATACTATTTGTTAATGTTCCTGGTAGTCTTTTTATTACTACTTCTTTAAGATCAATATCTGCTAATTCTCCATCTACTGTACGAGCATAAGACCATAGTAAAGTAATTTGATCAGTTTGTTGTCCACCAGTAAAATTAAATATATTTGCCGGTTTAGCTGTTTTACCAATAATAGATTTAGTTAAAGTAGCTTGTATACCTCTTATATCCTTATTTAGAGGAACTACTCTAAAAACAATATTTCTAGTATCACTAGTTAAACCTCTATTTACCCCATTTACAGTAAATCTAATTTTATTATCAGCATCGACACCCGAAGCAGGTACTTTTACTGTATTAAATGAGGTTAAGTCAGTACCTCCATCATCTACACCTACATCATCAACACTATCTAATTTATAAGATATTTCATAGTCAGTAACTTCTTGACCTATAATATGGTCAAATTGTACCGTTACCCTAACAGCAGCTCCGCCAGTTTGTTCACGGTACAAAGATTCTATAATAGCACCATTCTGTATTTTTTGTATAGGGATAGAGCTAACATTAATAGATTTAGTATTATAAGCACTAGTTCTACCACCTCTAGCTTTGTTCCTAGCTCTAATAGAAGTTGTGCCTATTTGTAAATCAGGTATTTTATTATCTTTAGTTAAGAATACTGATTCAAATTCTGAACCTGTTTCTAGTCTATACACTCTGTTATTAGCTAAATGAAATTTACCAGGATACTCTCCTGTATCATAGTCAAAAGTACCTGTACCACCACTTATATTACTTACCGATCCTAAAGGATCTCTAGATATATTTACAAATAATAAACCGCCTAAATTAGAAGTGGGTTTAGTAGCTGTATGCACTCTATATATATAATTAGCAGTTAAAGCCGCATTATACTTAGGAGAGGCAGGATCATAACTATTTGTAGCAATACTAAATATATTAGATGCTGAAGATTGTACATTATCTCCTATTTCAAATATTGGTACATTATAATAATCTACTTCTGCTCTAAATGCAGAATCACTAGCACTACTTGCATATACTATATTTGCATTCATTTGTACATTAGTATGATTTAAAGTAAACTGACCTGTACTTTTTTCTATACCATCTACCAAGAGCCTAACAAAAGCTATATTTCTAGGTCTTACAGGTAAATCAATAGTTATACTATCACTACTATTTATTTCTCCAGATTTTACATATGTTTGTTCAGACCCAGATACATAGAAACTATTATTTGCATAGTGTCTAGAATCTAAAAGTTGGTTTAAAGTAACGTAAAAAGGAGCATCTGGAATTTTATTAACAAGATTAATACTATCTGTAGTTTTATTTTTAATTTTTATTTTATCAGTAGCAACAGTAAATCCTACAATAGGTTGACTAAGAGCCGTAACAATGCCTGCAAAACCTACAAAATTTAAAGCGCTTTGTTGTTGAGTTTTTTCATTAATAGGTATAGTAATATTATCTGTACCTTTTAAAGTACCAAAAACATTATCATCATTTGCATCTAATATATTACATTGAAAATTTTCATCAAATACTTGACCAAAACCTTGTATAGTTAACTCTATATTACCAGTATCAGTTCCGCTAGCTGTGTCCACAACATTAACATCAGTACATAATAATTTTATTTCCCCTACACCACTAGTAAAACCGTTCTTACCTGATAAAGTAGCAGGATTAATTTCACCTACTAGTACATTAGCATGCTCTACACTTATACTTTGATGATTAATACCAGATAAGTTAGCAGTTGTTAATAAAGTACTTTCTAAAGGACTAGAAAGTTCGTACTCTGTCATATAGCTAATACCATAACCTTCAAGTTCTGTAGTAGTTCTTAGTAAAGCATCTATAATAATTGATCCATCTAGTCTTCGTCTAGGACTAGCTTGTAAAGCAAAAGCAGGGACAGGAGGGACCGTAAGAGCAGATTGTATATCTGTATATGCCGTAGGTTTATAATCAATAAATTTATCAGAGTCTACATATACATTAGAAATATATTCTACAGTAGCTATGTTAACTTCATTAGTATCCATTTCTCGTTCAACTTGAGTCACTTTAAAAAGTTTATCGCTTTTAGCGCCATATATATTATTATCTTCTTTAACAAGTTCTCCAAAAGTCCATAAGTCTCCTTTTTGAGGTACGTTATTAGCAGTAAAAGCAGTATAAGTATCCCAAACTTTAGTAATAGGATTAAATCTCTTAATAGGATTTACTATTGCCCTATCACTACCTATAGTTACGTTATCAGTAGTACTTAAAGCAAAAGCAGTCTTTGATACTATGTATAAATCAATTCTATCACTAGATGCTTTAATTACTCGTAAAGTTAATGCTCCTGTATTAGCTGTAAAATTTCTACTGTCTAGAGAAGGCACTGTATAATGTTCTAAAAATACATTAGTATTAGAAGAAGTCACAGCAGAGTTTTTTTCTATTTTTCCGCCGAAACCATAAGCTATGCCACTTGCTTGAAAAGCTACAGATATTACGTCTCCAGGAATTAGTTGTAAAGCATCTACACTTGTAGTAAAATTAGCTGTTCTTTTTAAATATCTAGAAGCAGCTATTTGGTACTGAGCAAATCTAAGTGCTTGACTTCTTCTAGTCACTCCAGCAAGATCAAGTGACATAATATTTTCTATTTCTGTCTTTCTAATACCGTCATTACTACCTAATTGATCAATACGTACTGTTTCTCTTTTAAAATGATTGGTAGGATCTACATAGCTAACATCAACTCCTGTTACTACTTCGCTTTCTTTATTTCCTCCTATTATAAAACTACTTTCTTTTATGTTAGTTTCGTTAAACACCATAACAGGAATTTCATCAGGTAGATCACACGCTAGAGTAATTTTACCGTGAGCATATATTAATGCTCCTCTAAAAGAAGAAGCTAAACCATTTAATGTATCAAATGATTGAGCTTGATCTGCTATAGTAATATCTAGAGTAAATCTTCTTTCTTTAATTTTTGTACCTTGTGTTAATCCAAGTTGATTTTCTCTAACACTTGTAAAAGTATTTCTAGGTTTACTTCTAAAAGAACCGTCAGCTATACCATCTACACCTAAAAAATTACCAGTAGTAAAATCACAAGCATCACAGTATTGTGCTATTTGATAAAATCTATATTTATCAATATTTTTTTCAGGTATACTTAAACCATAAGTTTTATTAGTTAGAATATCATATATAATCCAAACAGGATTTTGAGACCAAGAATAAACAAAACTTCCATCCCAAGTACCTTTATATAAATTTATAGTAGAACTAGTTTGTACAGATGTTCCTGTTTGTTGTAGAAAGTAACCTGCAGTTGCGGCACTAGTAGAACCAGAACCAGGAACTTCTATATGTCTCCAATCAATTTCTCCATTAGCTAAAGTAGGTTGATTATAATTAGCAGGCACTCTAAGCACTAGTCCCTTTACTAGAGAAGTAAATCTAGGTATACCATTGTGCTCATTACTGGCTTTCATAGCAAAACCTATATGTGCTGTTCTAGGATACGCTTGTGGAGAGTTTTCAATTTCATTCCAACCTAGTAAACTTACATCATCAGTTGTACCAGAGCTAGTAGAATCTCCAGATGTTTTTGCTACTGTAAATTTATACCCATTTACACTTCTACTAGCTTCGGGTATGTTAATCTTTATAGTAAACTTAAAAGCAACAGTTGTTTTACCGTGTACACTTCTACTCCCAGAAGCAATTACAGTACTACCAGTACTATCAAAAATTGTAACAGATACAGATATACTATGTCTTAGTACATCACCCTCTTTTGTTATTCTTTGCAGTGATCCTATTTGAAAAGTAAATTCTAGAGCATCCCAATCTTTAGAAGAAGTTTCTTGTAAAGTTACACCATTAGCAGGAATGCCAGCACCGCCATTTTTTAATCCTACTGGTGATGCAAAATTTTGAGGAGTAATAGTTGTTTCGCCAAATATCTGTAATCTGTCTTGTACAGTTGTTCCAGTAGTAGCTAGAGTTTTAAATTTAGAAAAAGACTCTTGTCCATTGCCATCTATATTAATAAGATCATCAATTGATCCATCACTTAATTCTATATCTTGAGGACCATTAGAGTTAATTCTATATACAGGACCTTCTCCTAATCCTACTACTACAAAAAGAATATCAGTAGAAAATAAACTTTGTGGATCTTCTACAGGATCACGAGGTGCTGATCCACCTCCCTTACCGCCTTTTGCTCCTTGTATTTGTGGTACTAATGTATTAGAATAATTAATAAAATTTCTGTAGGCCATTACCCGCTCCCAAACTGGTTTCCTACTTGAATAGGATCACCGCTACCATGTGATATAGAAGATATATAGCCACTTAAAAATTGACCGCCAACTCTATTATAACCATATATTAAAGCAATAGGAGTACCACTTGTAGAACTATTAGTTAAACCACCAAACATACCATTTTCTCTTACCGTAGAGTCTGTTTGTTTACTGGATCTTGCTGCAGGAGATTTAACCATCGAAGATGTAATAGCTGATATAGCTAAATTAAGTCCTATTGTTTTCATAACACTCGCAGCAGTGATACCTCCTTTAACTA